CTCAGCTACACAAGGCAGGTCTTCTGGCATAGGTGTGCGCGCACGGATCTGATCCATCAACAACACTCCGTTTTCCGACCAACAAAGGTAAGAGATACCATCCTCAAACTGGATTTCCATTGAAGGACCAGTGTAAGGAGGCCTAATACATCCAAAGCCTGCAAAAGCACTAGCCCATGTATCAAAGAAATGATTACTGTACGCCAACTTCCACTGCAACATGTGGGTCATTACAACCTTCAACACGTCGAGCTCACCAACTGAAGTGTGTACAATACCTGCAAGGTCCAAAACCGAATGTGGCACCTTGTCAGTCGTCTTTGCCTTCATCCAGTAAACGTGATCTGCCTTTCCAACCTGGTCATGCATTGTGAATGGCTGTCCATCTTCCACAACGTGTACCACTGGCTTGACATCTTGAAGCTGTTGTAAAACTGTCACACAAGAGGTTTGAACACGTGAAGCTAGGCCAACTTGCCGGTACACTTTAACATATTTCATGTATGCATCAGTTCGTTGCTGGGGTGTCCACTCTGCATTGTCCCAATCAGAAGGTTTTGCTGTTCGAGACAACAATCCACCAACTCGAGTGAACGAGTAGTAGAAAGTAGTCAACCGTCGAAAGAAACGATCGTGGTCTTCAGTTTTCCACTCCTTGGTACGTCTTCGGAACATGGACTCATTTGCAGCTAAAACTAGTGGCTTCTTAAGTTCTCCATTATAGGTACGCCAAACAAGATCCAACACAAATGAAAAACGCTCTTCGCTGTCACAGAATTCATCGTAACACTCTGCTCGGCCTGCCATCCCTTTCAGGACTTCAGTTTTACCACAACCAGGTGGTCCAAACAAAACGTAAACTGGTGCTGTTGTTCCTGTTGTTTGTGCCCCCTGCGCATGAAAGTCATCATCCCTCATCCAAACGTCCTCATCCATCTGAAAACGACCGCCCTGCGGTGGACGCTGATCACGTTGCCAATGTGGGACAAACATCATGGGATCACGTTGACCCATATTTTGTCCACGACCACGATTTCCTCCACGATGATTCTGCATGCCACGTGGTGCCGGATTGTCAAAAACCGGCTGACCAAGTTGCATCGGTGCAGGTGGTGCGCGAGGAACTGGTTGTGGCAAAGGTGGTCGTTGAACCAGTGCAGCGAAGCGCTGGGTGACCTCCTGGTCATAAGCAGCAGTACGTTCCTGGTGTAAGGTAAACGCCTCATTGACGATTTGCAAGAAAGAAACTGGTTCAATCTGCGGCAATTGTTCTCCTTGCGGAAAGTGTGCCATTCTCATCAACTCAACATGACTGAAGTCGGGCTGGTAATGATCACGAGGATGTGAATTTTGATTTCCACGTATTGGTACTGGATCCGTCACTCTTACAACAAAATCACGACGTCGATCAAGAATTCTTGGATTTGTCAACACTTTAGACCTTGCAACGAAAGAATGATTTGAGGCAATGAGCACATAAGTGCTACGAAACCTTGTCCCCTTTTCTTCCACCGCAGCCATTGGCAACAAATAAGACGATCCTGAGTAAATTTCATTCATCTCTGCATGATCCACACATTCAACTGTTGAGTTAAAATCGTCATAGACCACAATCTTCTGACCTGCATATTTACTCCAATAAGCGTCATTCTTTGCACGAGTGTAAGTCAACAACGTCTCTCCATGATAAGCACTAAGTTCCTTGACTATAGCTTTAATCATCTCAGATTTTCCACAGCCAGACTCTCCATACAAATAAATGACAACAGGCACTTGCTTGCCAACAATTGTTCTCATGATTGCATCATACTTAGCATTAAGCTCAGTGTACAACGTCTTGACTATCATGAGCATTTGATGTAAACCAGCAAGATTTTCCGTTGACTGAGCAATTGTGACGTGCATTTGGTTAACCTCAACCAGGTCCAAATTCAAATCCTTAATAAACTCAGTTTCACTCGCAACAATGGTTGGATCATTCTCAAGTCTCGTCCGTTTGTTTTCAAGTCTAACTCTCAAAGCTTCCAACTTCTTCACAAGTTGGCCACGCGGTGATCTATCTTCCAAACCAAGAAAACTTCCAACAGTGCTTCTAACAAGTCCAGACAATCCATCGAAGGAATCTCCAATTCCCTTAAGTCCTCGACAGAGGTTTCCAAGATTGACTATAGTCTTGGCTACACTCTCACCTGAAGTGATTTTAGCTCCCGTCATGAGCATCACTACAGGGGCAGCCATGGCTAAAACGGCAGTCGCAATCTCGTTATTGTCCAACTCACCACTACTAATGTCCTTAAACATATCTCCAATCCCTTGGAAATGCATTTCAT